CCCTTAATGGCCTTAAGGCCCCTCTGACTTGCGCTAGTTAGGCGTAGTCAAACCCCAGGGTACAGCTAAATATCCTGGGGCGGAAGCCAAGTACTACTGGCTCCCGCGTAAGACATTCGTCTTACGGACTGCCGCGCCTTGCGACGCAATGCAAATGGCTTGGAAGAAGGGGAACCCCTCACCGCTGCCATCGTTAACGCCGTTGGAAAGGCGCTATTGGAGATTAGTGCCGTATCACTGGCACCGACCTCCATCAATTCTAACCACGACCACGCTTGAATATCTCTATTCCAACGTGAATGTGGCGAGGATTGAAACTTATCAAGTTCAACAGTGAATGCACCGTAGACGACCCCTTCATAAGGTCGTTCAAAGCGGACTCGCTGAGGGACTCCCTCGATTATCATTTCTCTGATAGCCGAGAACGCATGCGAAACATTACTATTAAGCGTGCGCGATAAGTTATAGAACTTGATTAGACTCGACAACGAGTCAAGCTCATAATCAAGTGTTAACGGCCTGACATTCAGGCCTGCATACCAGTCTGCTCCACACGACTCCCTAAAATCACCTTCTAAAAAGGTTTTATCAGGGTTATGTCGGAAACCGAGTTTCCAAAGGGTCTTAAGAACCCTAGGAGCCACGGAACGTCGGCAAATTATATCATCACCATAGACTGAAAAGTCTTCAGGTTTTGAATATAACGCGCAGACGGACGCAAAGATAAGCGTCTCTAAAGGGAAGCAGAAGCCGTTTCCCATAGAAACAAATTTGTGGTATCGGATAGGATCCCGACCCTCAAATGAGTAAGCTGGGCTCCGGATGGCATCAAGAAAATGATACCAATCAGGAGGCAACAGCTCCCTAATAACGCGGCAGGACATCGTATCTGACGCGCTAGAAAGGTCTATGGTTACGAATGGATCGCTTTGGCCAGGAATAGATCCCTGACGGGCGAGTTCTTGATTCCGACTTTGGTCAGTCAGGTCAAGACCAACCCTCTTGAGGAGAAGACGTAAATATACGTCAACCCCCTTCTGAAGGTAACCATTCAAAAGCGGCTCGACCGCAATGGTTCGATCAACCAAGGAGGTCTTTGGGACAGTAACAACTTTGTTATGTTGTACCAGCTCAAGCTTGGCCCGCATGAGGTTCTCAAACTCATTGGGGTCAAGACAGACGAATCTCCTACCCTCGGGCTGCAGAAGCTCGAAGAAGTGATGATCCGTCCGTAAAGCAGCGAGAGCGTATGGAAGGGCAGACGGCGTAATAGACCACCTCTTAGACAAAAGCTTCCTGCCTAAGTTAGTGGCATATCCGACGCCTATTGACGCCCCAGGGCCAAACCCACACTTCGAGTAAATCGAAGGGAGATTAGGCGTGAGCCCGATCACCCGACGAATCCAGTTCCTTAATAAGTCAAGGTCACTGGACATCGATATAGTACCGCGTGAGAACGCGGTATTATATTTCAAGTTGTACCTTCTACAAAGCCTTTCGGCTGCGTAGAATTTCTCCATTGCCTTAGATTTAGCTTTTGGCTTCATCTTCGGATCTGGAAAAGGGTACTTCTTGACAAGTGCAGAGAACTGATTCGCTAGGAAGACATCCCTAGCAGTACGATGACGCTGCGTACCATAAGAATCAGCAAGCTCAATCAACGTTTCATAGTCCTTACCCTGTAAAAGGGCAAGAACCGTGTCGCGAAGATCGGGCTTGTGGTCCTCAACAAAACTAAGCAACACCTTAACGTAATTTTCATACGCCAAGGGTTTAAGCTTAGTGTCGTATTCGCGAACATTGCGCATCGCAAAACGATATTTGGAAGGCATTACACTCTCCCAGTGGGGAAAACAAGATAAAGGAGTTACTCCTTTAACGTGTACAGATTAGAGATCTCAATATGAGATCTTTTGTCCTTTCACGTGCGTCTTGTAATCCGCACCGGAGAGCAATGCCCCCATGTCGTTGAGCAGTGCATCGATGTCCGCACTCGCAGCCCCGACAGGAATCGAAACGTTGATAGAGAGAATAGCCTGCCCTGTTGGGGTAAGCGCTCCCGTCAACGTCAAGGTCCTTGTCATCTTGGTCTGAGTACGCGCGACGCCGCTGAAGGTCGAAGTCGGTTTTGCGATCGTCCTCGAGAGTAGCAAATCATCCGCTACCGAGAGGGTTTTCGCTGCGCCGATATAGCCGACAGCGTCCACACCGAACTTATCGCCGGTGTACGTCTTGGTGTTGAAAACTAAAGACATCGTTCGGGTTTCCCCTAAAAGAAGAAAAGATCAATCAGAGGGCCGATTAGCCCTTTAAAATTGACCCAATCTTTTGAAAGACTAACGCGGCGGAATCGATCGCTCTCAAATCATGTAACACATTTGAGATAGACTGAGGCCGAAACGTTATAGAAGGCCCGGGGAGTGCAAGGAAACGCTGTTTTTCAAGCGTATTTCCAGTAAACACTCCAGAGGGACTTCTCGTTAGCGTATAGGTTGATGGTGAATTGTTCCAAGAGCTCCCGACTTGATATCGGGACGTTCGCTCTTTGGAAACAGTCCACCAACTCGCTAACGGGGTCTTTAGAAGGAAGGGTGCCAAACCTTCGATGAACTTACCAACATTGGTAAACCAATCAGCAACAAAGCTGAAAGGGACCAATTCCCAAGGTAACGAGAGCATTCCGCTCGCGTCAACCCCAAGGTTGTTAGCAAGTGTCGTATGTTCCTCGAGCAGTATACCAGCCCTGATCGTACAAACATCAGTGCAGGTTGTGCTCCAGTTCCATCCGACGTTCCATGCGTTGGTTGAGCCACTCTGAAGACGAGTATCGCGCAGGACATATTTGCCCCGAGCGGTCCAACGTCGACGAGCGTCAAGACGCCCAAGAGCCTTCACCACACCATCAAGAGTGGATACGAGGGGTCTAACCCCGAATCTCCACTGCAACCACAAGTCATTAGCCACTTCTGCACCGGAAGTACCCAATCTAAGTAGTTTAGAAGCCCTCCCTGAACCCTTGGAAAAAGAGTTCAGCAGGCGACTACCCATCTTAGTAGGTGTTCCGAGCATAGAAGCTGTCTGACGCCACTCCGCTATGTCTTGTAAGACAGAAGCGTCGTGATCGTTAGCATCACTCCAGGCTTGACTTGCGGCAACGAGGACTGCTTTGTCAATATCTGACTGAAGCAGCAACGCAGGAGGCTCGAACTTGTCGCCGAAACCAGATGCAAACAAAGCATATGGTCCGTCGATTCGCTCTTCGTTAAAAGTCTGAGGACTGGAACAAGAAGGGGCTATACTCAGCGAAGCGGCATGATTGCCGTCCGCCGTATAGGTCTCCCTAAAGTGCCAGTAAGGCTTGACGATAACGTCGCCAGCCTTAGACTTCCTGCGAAAACCAGGGGTAACTGAATCGACCATAGTCTCACGAGTACCTACCCGGGTGATATTCACGGGTCCACCGTGGTTATTCTCGCCTAATTGGCAAGTAAAACCATTAGTGGACATAAACGTGTATGTCTTCCAGGTAAGGGCTCCTCGAGTTCTGGTACGATCAATGTCCATGGTTCCTCTTGGTTGATGTGTTTTAACTATGCTAGTTCCCATTGACCTTTGGTAGAGAGGGTCTCACGACCCTCTCAAACCGCTGGCTACGTCCCAGATGGGGTTCTCGCTAAACCACGAAGGACCGCGACGATTGTTCTAAGATCGACGAGATCAATTGTGGAAAGTTTCGCTGGTGGAAGAAGTATACCGGGTTCAACCGGTATGCCCTTCTGATCCAGTATATCGAGATACCCATGGTATTCCTCAATTAAGAGGACACGCCGGAGTTTGTTATCCATACTACCTCCGTAAGAGCGTTAATGGGTGTAACACAGAGTGTTGAGGCGGACATACCCATGTCCGTCAGTAAAGCACATAGCCTAGGTTTGTCAACACCCAGACCTGGTGCACGAGATCCCTCAATAGGACCTTTCATCGGGGTAATGCCTTGTTTCCAGTGTAATAGACGATTTACGTCTAGATAACACTGAAAAACTATTCCTCTGCAAGGTGGGTCTGATCAAGATGCTAGCGAATATGAGTGTGACACCCATATTTGACAGGCATCTAGACAGAAACATTCGCAAGGGTTTAGTTGGAATCAAAGCAAAACTCCCTTTGTTAGGTGACTTGGAGAG